CTCCCATCATAACTCTTCTACCACTTCTAAGTCCTATAGCAGCCATAGGCTCTGTAATATGTCCACCATGTTGAAACTCCCACCAATTTTTACTTGGTTCTGGGTCTGTTCCTGCTGTTGAAGGTGAAGGTTGTGGTGTACCACCTTGACCAGTAATGGTTTTCCATACTGCATCTTTAATCATATCCCAAAAACTAGTCCACGAAACTGTTGCATTGGTTATACCAGTATCAAACCAATTATAAATACTGTCCCAAAAGTCAGACCACGTTGTTGTTATACCTGTTACACCGTCATCAAACCACGTATATACACTGTCCCAATACTTATCCCATGAGGCAGTAATTGATTTTATTCCAAAGTCCCACCATTCCTTTAATTCATCATATATAAACTGACCTAACGGTAATAAGACATATGCCCATAAACCCAGACCTAATGCTATTAATGCATCACCTATATCTGTCTTTACTTGATCCCAGTCAGTGTTATCTATCCAGTCTCTTATTCCTTGTGTCATATCTCCTAATATCACTCCAAAATCAACATCTTTAAACAATAGTGCAAACGCAAGTGCTACATCTCCCTTTGCTAACGCTTCAAACGCACCAGATAATTTTTCACCTATAAGATTTCCCATCTTTATCATTACTGGCATCAGCTTTGTGTACCATGGTATGATGAATTTTCTAAGTAACATAATCAATATGGGTCTGAATAAGAAACCGAAAAAGTCACCGATAGGTCTCAATACCATCATGAAACCAAAGTTAAAAAGCTTCAACATCTGTTGGAACATTGGTGAAGCGTCAAATGCCTTCTTTAAAATTGAAATTAATATCATTGCTGAACCTGCACCTATGATCATTCCCCCCATATGTTTGTCTGCAAACCTTCCCATTTTGGATAAGCCTTTAGTCATTAGCTGTTGTGCTTTACCACCCTTACCTTGCTCATATTTTTCTTTTGATTGGGCTGCACCTTCCTTTAGTTGCTTCTCCTGTTCTAACAACGGTCTGTTTACATCTTTGGTAAGATCTTTTCCCTTATGTTTTGCAAGGAAATCACTGTATTCTTTTTGTTTTGCCTGCATGTCGTCAAATTCCTGTGACACACCACCTAGTTTTTTGCCTATTGATTCCATTATCAGCATTGGTGTTACACCCTTTTTCAACATACCAGTAAACAACGACATTGAAGTTTCAGCTCCTTGAAGAGACTTTCTAAATTTAAGGTTATCCTGAACCATTTTTCCTTGAGCTGCTATTTCTGCAAGTTTCTCACCATGAGTTTTGTGGAAGTCTTTAGATGTCTGTCCCATTCCTTGTGAGAATTGTGCTAATGCCTTGTTTAAGATCTCTATCTGAGTTGCTAAGTCCTTAATTACTCCCTTTAAGTCTACATTAGCCTCAGTTTCTGAATCATCATCTGCTTGTGACTTTGCCATATTATATATCTTATCTTATACTTTAAAAAGATTTCATTTTCTTACGTGATTGTCTGCCCATTTCTGCGTTTTCTTTCTTCCTTTCCTCTTTCATAATAGCAATTAGGTCTCTTAAATGTGAAAGTGGCTGTTTATCTACTTCTTCTTTTGTCCAGCCGAACTCAACTGCACAGACGTAGTAGATTGAGATTCTCGATCTTCTGACATCTGTGAGCCTGTAAACGTCTCCACCCACGCCCCCAAATGTTTTTGTAAAGGGTAGTCTTTCATGACCTCCGACATGATCTTGTTTGCCTGTGAATTTTTCAGGTTTCTTATTGCTACGGCATCGCCAACGTTAAACGGTGCTTTTCGTAGGACTTTTAGTAGAATTTGAAATCTGTATTTTGGTATGTCAACTTTTGGTTTTGCCATATCTGACAAATCTATGCAGTTTTGAAGTATTGCCTCCAATTCTCCATATGTAATATCATCTTCAAATTCTACGGTAGATGGTGTCCCCTCATAATCAAAATCGAAGCTTTTTATAGCCATTAATAAGGTTATTAATACTTAACTTATAAACCTATTGGTTTAGCTAAATGTTAATTAACTTAAGTTAATTAAGTTTATTGAGAATTTACTACTACTATTTTGGCTGATTTTATCTGCCAGTTTATTTCTTCAAATATTGGCTCTACAGGCTCTAATCCAGTTACGTTATGATCTGCTATTCCTAAACCTTTTCCAATTATTGTTATTTTTCTTTCACCATTTCCAACTACCCCATTAGTGAAATGTAATTCAAATTCTGGACTTCCAGCGTTTTTATCTCCCCATGTCTCCTTGAAATTTGCTCCTTTTAGTTGGGCTATAAGCGTGTTTATTGCAGTTTTATCCTTTAATGCAACCTTGAATCTACCAGTAATATCTAATGTTCTTTTAATACCTGCTACTGCTTGGTTACTTCCTATTTGATAAAGTAAGTCTCCATTCTGTGCAAAGTTTATATCCACATCTTGTATCTGTGTCTGTATTACACCGTTTAATGAAAATTGACCATGAGCAAATGTAAATGGTTGAGAATCTTCTGTTGCGTCATCTGAAAAGTCACCTGATGCATTACTTGGTGTATCTTCTTTTCCAAATACAACGTCTCCTGTGCATTTAACAACATCTCCTATTGTTGCAGTAATTCCCAATGTGTTTAAAATACAGCCTTTTAATGTTCTAATTAAATAATCGGTTTCTCCATAAAATCCTATTTCGGTTGTAAATGACTGACCCACAAATGTTTTTGATGAACCAGTTCCTGTATCATCTCCATAAACATGATTTGATGCTCCAGTTCCAGATCCAGTTGGTGCTCCGTAAATAGCCTGAAAAACATCTCCTGAAGTAATACTTCCTAATACAAAGTCCAATGAAAAATTACCTGACTGTGTTCCATATGCGAATTTATGAGGTTCTACTTGACCTAATCTGTAAAGTTGTTGCCTATTTGTACTAAGAGTGAGACCAGTAAGGGCTGTCTTGAGCCCAAATGACTTATTAACAGTAGCAGTACCACCAAAAACGTCTGGAGTATCGCCTGTTTCATAACCATAATTGACATATGCATATGCACCAGTTCGTACCATATAACTGATTGTGTCTGTTTGTATTTAAAGATTACTTATGAAGGATTTAGTTTTCTCAGAGATACGGTGACTATATGATTGAACATATTACGCATATAATGGCTTCTAGAATACGATGCAATCACCCTAATATCTGTATAATCATCTCCACCTCGTATTTGTGCCTTTATAATTTTTAAGACCTCTTTTACTATGTTGTTATGCCTTACATCATTTTGATATGATCTTATGTCCAAGTCTAGAGTTACGTCATGCCAAAAATCGCTTCCATAAAGTCCAAAATACTGAACTGTCTCTGTCTTTGGTGTTAGTATAATCTGTGGACTTCTACTGTCTCCGAAACCCACACTTCTTTTCTTCCACGCCTTCTGTATGTTTGGAAGTCTACCAGCAGTCCAATTATCATTGATTAATGATATTACTGTATCTGCTGCATCATAGAGTGCTGTTCCCATTATGTACCACTCGTGTAAATATATGCCTGTGTATATGGAAATCCACTACGACCAATCCACTTTTCATTTCTACTGTATGAGCCTTTTCTAGGTCTCATTCTTTTGGTCATCTCATTCCACTCCCAATCTGTTAATTCTGAAGGTCTTCTTCCTACATACCATATCTTTCTTGAGATTTTAAATGCTATAGAGTCTATCAAGTCTTTCTTTTGCTGTCCTGATAATCTTGTATCTTGTTCTCTACCCCTTAATTCATTGTATTCTTCTAACAGGTCTTCTTGAGTTTTTCCTAAAAACTTTTTTTGTTGTACCCAAGCCTTAATCCTATCTATATTGGGTTTTACTGTTGCAGGTAAAATATAATTACCATAATACTCTGGCAATTTTTCATCTGGAAACTGACCACTCTTTTTCGTTATTACTGCATCTGGTGGTTCTTCATAAAGTTTTTCTTTTGGTTGGAACATCGATTCTACACGTTTTATCAACGATAATAAGTTATCTGCTTTCTGTATCTTAATATTTCCTATACCTTTTGGTACTCTGATTTTAACATTACCTTTGTATTTTCTTGCAATAAATCCACGTTCTCTTAACAACTTTGCTGCTATTGTCCCGTAATAATCTTCTAGTTTTGAATAATCAAATGCTCCTTGGATCATGGTATAACGAACACTTCCCTTCTATTGTCGATACATTTTTCTATATCTTCCTCCCACCTTCTTTTGGATTCAGATACATTTGTCATGCCACCAGTTGGGAGTTCGTCCATTCTGAAACTTGTATTAAGCAACTCTATTGAAGTCATTTTTATTATAACGTCTTCTATGTCTAACGGAACTACTGGATCACCAGCATAGTTTTCACCACCATATCTGTATGTTATTCTACATCTGTTTTTTCTTAAAATTGAAAATATAAAACCTCTTAGGAATACTCTACCATACTCATATTCCACATCATACCATTGACCACTTCCTAGAATATCTTCCCACTCTGAAGAAGAGCCCTGCCATATTTCTATCTTGTCTCCTGCAGCAGCACTAAATTCATAAATGTTTCTATGCTGTAGGAATAAAGGTGTACCCCAACCATAAGTATAAAGTAACGGTAAATCGTGAACTTCTCTTGTTATTTTCTTTGATCTCCAAGCATGACCTATTCTCCTCTCCAGTTCTTCTTCCTTCCTAAGAATTAGTTTTTCAACTTGTGCCGTATTAGGAGTAGTAGTAGCAGTAATGGGGATTCTGAGAAAATCAGAAACATCTGCTGCTGAGCAATACGTTGTAGCCATATATAGAATAAGTTTATTTTGTATTTAAAGTTACCTAAAGACTGCCGTAATTTCTGCACTACCTGTACATTTAGCATAAATTCCATTCTCAAATCTCCTTTGTATACCTACATATGTTCCCTGTGCTGCTGTAAATACAGTAAATACTATTGGTGCACTTCCAGTTGTACCATTTCTAAATTCTACTTTATTGCTTCCACTACCTACTTTTGTAATATAAACATTGACTAGAACACCATGACCTCCTTTTATAAGAGTGTCTGAGTTAAATGATACCACATCATGATTCAGTTCTACCATATGTATTAGCCATCTTTCTCATATATAAACTTTAAGAAAAAAAAGGGGCTGTTTTTTGGACTCTAGTAGCCTATGACTAGAAACTCAAAGATTTTTGAGTTAGTTGCTGAGCTGTTGTTTGCTAATTCTGTCATAGCAGAACCTGTTGAGCCACCTACTTCTAAGATTTTGATCTTCTCGTTTGCTTTG